AAGATCAACATCAGAAGAAGAATACCCGCTACGAGTCGTCTGTGTCGCACTAAGTATCGGAACATTGGCTTCCACCGCAAGTCCTCTAAGTTCCTCTGCAATTGCTTTAATGTATGAGTAAGAGTTGACATTCCCATTAGCTCTGTACCTAGAAGAAGCACAGATATTTAAATAATCTACAAATATTATATCAGGTCTAAAGGATTTTTTCAAGGCAAGTTCATTAAGCAATCCTTTAAAATGTCCAGAGTGTGCTGAAGCAGTAGGGTACTCCTTAATAATAAGAGTACCCTGAGTTTTTTTAGACAGTGCCTCTACCTTAGTATCAAACATAGGTTTAGGTAGATCTATTATATCTTGTATATTGACATTAAGTAAGTTAGCATCAATCCTCTCCGCAATCTTTTCCTCTGCCATTTCGAGAGTGATGTAGAGGACATTTTTTCCTTGGAGGAGGACACTGCTAGCCACATGGCACATAAATAAACTCTTTCCAACCCCTGTGCCAGCAAGAGCAATGTTGAGAGTTTTATTCGGAAGACCTCCTTTTGTAATCTTGTCAAAGTATTCGAGATCAAACGGGATCTTATCTTCCTTCCTGTGATACGATTCGTATCTTTCTTCATAATCGCTGAGATAATCGTGTCCTATATGACTATCAAAAGATACTGCTAAAGCATCTGATAGGATAGAAGGAATAGCATCTCTATTCTTCTTCTCATCCTCACCATCAGCAATATGAATTGACTCCATAAGTGCAAGATAGATTGCTCTATCCCTACACCACTTTTCAGTAGTATCTATTAACCACTGATTCTCTACAACAGCATCAGTTAGAGAATTATTAATATCCCTAACCTCTGCAATCTCAGACTCTGTTAAGTCTGTTCTATTTTCTGTCTCAATATTAAGTGCTTCTACTGTTATAGAAGAACCATACTTTACAATGAATTGAGTTACCTCTTCAAAGATTACCTTTTCAGTTCTTTGTTCAAAATATTCTGGTTTGATGAAAGGTATAACCTTTCTAGAATACTCTTCATTATAAATTAAATTTCTGAGAATGGTAGTCTCAATTCGTTCCATAAGAGAAGTGTTGGTTCGCAACAGCATCAAGCTGTTTCATTATATCATCAGTAAAGTATTCTGTGGGATTCTTTAATATTTCTTTCGCATATATTTTCTTACCATTCATCTCATAACGACCAGCAACATTCTTCCACAGACCACCAAGTTCTCCTAATTCTAGGAGACCATAATACTTATCAAGACCTCTCTCATCATAATAAAGACGTATCTCAACAGTTTTATTCTCTTTACTTAAACGTGATTTGTGAGTCTTTGCCTTGACAATATTTCCAATGACTTCTTTTCCATCCTTTTCTTTTTTCTTGCTAAGATATATGATTGTACTCGCTGCATATTTGAGTCCACTACCTCCCCCCATTTCTTTTGTTGGGACGTAAGCTCCAATGACATCATACGTATGATTTGTGACAATGAGTGGGACATTAGCTTGGCCAAGTTTAAGTGTTAACATTCTGAATGCACCCTTGACCAACTGTGATTTGGTCATGTCACGAACTTGTTTATCGTTCAGTGCATCTGTGATTTCTTTTTCAGTAGAAAGCATTCCAAGGGAGTCTAACACAAACATACAAGGCTTACGCTCTTCTGTGTCCTTTTTAAGATAAATGTCTATTGCTTTAAGTGCTTTAGACCTAAACTCCTCAATAGTAACTACGTTTATAACTACTACTCTATTTAGATCTATACCCCTAGATTCCAATAAGGGTTTATTAACTGCGGCTTCTGTATCAAAATATAAGCAATACCCATCAGGATTAGAGTCAAGAAAATTTTTAACAACTGCGAGAGAGAAGAAAGTTTTTCCAGTGCTAGATTCACCAGCAATAGCAGTAATCTTGTTCCCAGATACCCCACCATATATGCTACCTGATACGAGTCCATTAAAAATGTACGAACCTGTATCCACATATCTTTCAGTTTCTTCAATATCGGATGCGAGTTGGGTGAAGTCATCTCCAATCTCCTTTACAATATCTTTCAAAAAATCCATTAAGTAGTCCTCTGTTTTAGTGCTCTGTCCTCTTTTACTCCTTTTAGAAGATGATAAAGTCTTGCATCACCACCCAAAGAAAGTGCGTTAACAATAATTGCTAAATCTTTATCGTTGATAGGTAATTCCATTAGGAGAAGAAAAGTTCTAGGTTTACAGTTTTCTCTACATTCCAACCAATTACATCAAGAATAATTTTCAAGGGTTCCAAGAAAGCTTTCTCAAATTGTAGGTCATAGTCTATATACTTGTCAAGACCAATCTCACTAGGAAAATCCTGAATGAAAGAAATAATATTTTCGTGAATAATATTTGGTTTTTTCAGGTAGCAGAACTTAATCTTCTCCCCGTTTTGAATGAGAGAGTACTTATTATCCAACTTATGTTGTTTAACATAATGGTTGTACAATAATGCACCACGTATATGTATAGGAGTTCCTTTTGCATAGATTGTTGAATGAGCAGAGTATTTTGTCACATTAGTTGCAGAACGTGGAAATGAAATTTCCTCTGGTGGAAGTGCCTTAAATTCCTTACGAGACTTCTCAATAAAATCAATTACCTCATCTTCTGTTCCATTCATCATTATCTTAAGAGCATCCTTAATCATAGTACGACAAGGTGCTGGTGTTGAAGACTTAACTGCCTCAATACCCATCATCTTAAGTTTGGGTTCTTCATATCGAACACCCTCACTATCCCATACATTTAAAATATATCTTTTCTTAGCAGTCCATATACCACGTTCGGCAATGTTCTCCCTCTTCATCTGCATCTTCTGATCATAGGCACTTACGTAGTTGGCCAATTCTTGGTAAGAACTTTCAATATAAGGCTCAAATTGAGTTTCACACACCTTGTCAAGGAACCTAACAACGCTCTCATCAGTTTTCTCTCTCCCCTTGTATACACCGTCAACCAAATCACCAAGATTGAGGTAGATACTATCGGTATCACTAGCAATAACATAATCTTCTCCTTCAGTTTTAAGTATCGTGTTAAGATACTGATTCATTTTGTTTTCAATCCATCTAATACTAACCTGTCCTGACAGAGTAATTGCCTCTGCATTCGCTAGATTATAATATCTGAAGTATTGATTGCCAATAGCACCATAGGCAGAGTTCAATTGAATCTTACGTGCCATCTGAATGTTATTGTACTTACTAATATCCTTCTCTAATTTTTCACTTGGTTTCTTTTCATACTCACTCTTAGCCGTAAGCATCAACTTCTTATAAATCGTACGCTCATCATAGATCTACTGCATAATCTTTGGTAAGAATACATGTATGTCCTTACGATACTGAGCACCATTAGCACACACAGCAAAGTTACCTTTGATATCAATCTCTTGATTCAGAATCCTTTCAACGCTTGCACTGGAATGTCGAGTCTCCCTGAGGGTCTCTGGTGAGATATTGTATTGCATAATAAGATGAGGATAGAGGCTATTGAGGTCAAAATTAACAACCCAATCATAGCGTCCTGGTTTCGGTTCCTTGACATAAGCTCCTGCGTACTTTTCATCCTTATCGGATCTCTCCTTAGGTGGGATGACGATGTTCCGCTTTTTAAGATAATTGTATATGATTGTATCCCACATTCGGACTTGATAAAACACATCAGCGTAATTGACCTTAGCATCATATGCCATAGTCAATGCCAACTCAATGAGTTTCATCTTGTCTTCCAGACGGTCAACAAGTTCTACATCAATTATATTATATTCTACGAATTTTTGCCAGCCATTTGTATAGAAATCTTGAAATGTGTCGAACTCAGAGTGATCTAATTTCTTCTGCCCAAGTTCTACCTGTGCAATATAATCCAATCGGTATGACTCTTGATTTGTATAAGTAAACTTCTTATAGAGATCAAGGTAATCCAACTGAGTAATACCACCAATATCATATGTCTGATACTGACGACCTTTAATATAAATTTCCTTAGGAGATACTAAACCCCAAGGAGATAATCTTCTAGCTAACTTCTCACCAAGAACTCTGTCAAGTCTCTTAGCAATATATGGTATATCGAATAGTTGTATGTTCCATCCAGTAACAATATCTGGAGTATGATCTATCCACCACTGAACAAAACTACTCAGAAGATCATGCTCATTATTAAACTGTATGTAACGAACATTCTCCTGCTTATTCTTAAATGATCCAACACCCCATGTTGTAATCTCTTTAGTATTATAATCCTGTACAGATATCAATAAGATCTCCTGATCTGCAGATACAACATCAGGAAAACCATTCTCAGATCTAGTCTCAATATCAATAGTATACAGACGGATCTTACTTATATCAAACTTGATCTCATCCTCTGGATACTTGTCTGAGATATATTGATAGATAAATCTATCCTGACCATATACATTAAAATTATCTACATACTCATATTGTTTAATGAAGTCTCTACTCTCACGAACAGTACCAGGTTTTATCTTCTCTACATACTCACCCTCAAGGGTCATGTAATTAGTTTTCTTCTTGGAAGAAACAAATAGTGTTGGATTATATTTTTCACGAATCTGAAAATACTCACCATTATCGTACCCACGAACGAGGAACTTGTCCCCGATCATTTGTACATTTGTATAAAACTTCATTCAGATATCAAATCCTCGTAAGCTTTTAAAAGCTCTGGATCTGGGTCAACTATAGTTAGTATATCATCTGATGTCATCATACACTTCTTGTCTTGTGTCACTAATCTACCTGGCCACCTCTGCAACCTATCCTTCCAATCTTCTTCACCCAATCGAAATTCAACTGGATCTTCTAGCTCACAATTTGGTTCACCTATTTCAATTGCCTGAACTTCTCTAATCTTGGTAACCAAGACCTTAGAATCGTTTTTTAAAACAAGAACTTTAATCATTAGATTCTCCTACCATTTGTTAGGTCTTCGTACATTGAAACAAGATCAGATACTGGATCAAATACAGTAGTAACTGTATGAGGACTTATAAGAAACTGATCGTCATTTGATATTTCTAACCAAGTCTTTAAAGCTACCTTCTTGACTTCAGATCTAGAACTATCATTATCTTCAGCAAGAGTCATTTCAGATTGATAGACAACTTCAAAAGGATTGATAACCAAAAAACTTTTTGATTCACCGTCAGTAACTTCTTTTATATCAGCAAGAAGTTGCGTACCATCATTTAATATAGCGACTTTAATTGACATCTTTTTTTAAAATATTTAGGGTGGGAGGTAGGGATCATGTTTACCTACAAGTGAGGGGCATTGCTACATTGAGTAGATTTTTACCGCACTGTATACGACCCGATTGGTAAATCGATTCTGGAGACTCCTCCAGCGAGCACCACCTCTGTCGCATCACCTTAACTAGCCTTATGCCAGCAAGTTTATTCAGTCACTCCCGTGTCAACCCCGTCAGGTCAACGAAGTTATTATACCATAAAGAAAGGGAGGTGTCTACCTCCCTTGCCTCCTTTAAGTGAATGCATTCAGGTAAAGGGGGGTCCCCTTACCGTGTCCATGTGTTAGATCCAGTCTTTACGAGCGTGATGATCTGGTACGATCTTGCCCAGTGTGACAGTTAATAATCCGTCTTCAAAGATAACTTCTTTGACGACTGTTTCATCAGCGATAGTCCATGACCTATCAAAGGATCTTTGTGCAAGTCCTCTATGAGTATAGTTTTCCTCTTTCTTCTCTTCCTTTTTACCTTCTACAACAAGTTTACCATACTCTGTATAAACTTTAACCTCATCCTTTTTGAATCCTGCTAGAGCAATCTCTAATCTAGATTCAGTATTGTTTACTTGGATAAGATTATAAGGTGGATAATTGTTGCTGGTTTGTAGATCGAAGAATCGATCAAAATAATTGTCGAGTCCTATGCTATTCTTGGTGATCTTATCCATAAGATCAGGCAAGCTTTCAGCATGAAATCTTTGTATGTTAGACATGATGTCCTCCTTTAAAAGCGAGTGTTTAATTTTGAATCCCTTACGGCGACTCAATTTTATTTAGTAACATCATAGTATCTTTCCACCCATTAACACAGTGGGAAGAACCGCCCATTTCCTGTACTGCTTTCGCTAAAGAATAATCATTTTGACCTTCTTCCATCATATCACCAAAGAAAACTAACTGTTCTCCCAACCTAAAATCTCTTAGTATCTGACTCTTATCAGATCCTTTTGGTCCTAAATCTAATCCTGTCTGTCCTCCTATATTAACTTCTAGATCAGGGAACTTCATCTTAAGTCTTCTAGCTATCTCTCTTCGTTCATCAGTTTCTTTATCCCACTTCACATACTCTTCTCTCTCAACAAAACATGTAAGACCTCTACCTAGGATACTAAAGTTAACTCCTCCTGGTCTTCTCTCAATATGATCCCCATTACGAACAGGGAACTTACTGAATAGTAATTCATTTTCTAGATGCATCTCTACATCCCTAGGTAACTTCCAGTCATCCCTATACACATTTACATCACCCTCATACACATCAGAACCAGAGCAGTTATAAACCCTCTTAGCTTTGTTGTATATTCCAGGTGTTACCTGTTCTATGGTCTTAT